ATGACCACCATCCCCCCACGCCTTGACCAGCACGACGACTATGAAGATAAGCCCCAACGCTTTTATGTCGTCGCCCCGAAGTCAACCAAGCTCAAGTTGTTAAAAGAGGCCTGTGCCCGTGGTGTAGACCTTTATGACCTTGCTGGCGCGGTGTTGACGGCGTGGCTTGATGCTGGGTGTCCCTCCGTTTTTCCCTCCCCGTCATCGTCGCCGGTCGCGGACGTCAAGGAAGGTGGCAAATGACCAGGGCAAGGCTGCGTAGCACCGTAGGCTCTGGCCTTGCCCTGGTCATTTGTCGCCTTACTGTCCGCAAACAGACCGGCGTCGTTGGCGGGGTGGGAAACCCTCCCTTGATTCAGAGTTGCGAGCGGTTTTGTTCTTCAAAAAAAGCGCCTTTGCCGATTTATCGGCGCCCTTCTTCTTTTGATCTTAGGCAAGCGGAGCGCGGCAGGTTCGAGGGATCGTTACCCGTAAGGGCCAGTACCTTAGTACTGGGGAGTGAAACGAGTAGAGCCCGGCCCGTAAGGGCGAACACAAGAATTTAAGGATTTGGTTATGGATGATGATGCTCTTTCTATTTTTTTTGTATTTCTCATTTTTTTGGCTGGGTTGGTTTTTGTTTTTTATACCGATGATGACTCTTGTACCCATTCACAGGAAGAACGTTATGGAATTCTACAAGGAAGGCCAGTTCAGCTACACGAAGTGCGGGAGCTACCGGACCAGAGAGTTAACACCGGGACTTTTCATTTCTGAACGCGCATGGGGCGCCTTTGAAAAGCCCATAAAACTGTATGCCCCTTGGTGCTTCATTAACTTCGCCAAGACCGAACGTGAAGCCAGGGCACATTGCAGAAAACACGCTAACTCGCGTCGCCAACTGGATGCGAAGCAGATTTTAACCGAGCTGGGCATACCGACCAGCTAAACCAACGCAAGAGGGTAACACCATGGACCTGCAAATGAACCTGACCGTATACGGCGTAAATAAAGTCACTGTAGATCGTGATACTTACTGTTCCGTGTTCTGCGGTCAGCCTGCCAGCGATCCTGCCGCCACCAAAGGCAGTGAAGTCATGAAACTCAGTGCTGACCCGGTTGTATTCGACCAGGTCGGTGACCTCAAGCCCGGTGATGATGTCGAGTTCACTGCCATTCTGAAACGTGCTGCCGGTGGCAAGTCTCAGCCGTTCCTCACTGGCGTCATCCCAAAAAAAGCGCAGCCCGCCAGCCAGACCACTAAGCCGGCGGATAAATAAGGGTTTGGCTCTGCGGAATGAAAACACAAAGGCTCCATCTTCTGTTTTTATTTCGCGGAGCGATTGGGTCCAGCGTCACGCTGGTCCGGGTTTGGGCCGGACAGGCCCAAGGTTTAAAGGGTAGATCATGAATTTAATAGCGTGTCAGGACGGCGAATGGCAGCAAGCCGAAGACGGCGCGGCGCTCTGCACTGGCACGCTACAGAATGTCTCCGGTGGTGGTCCTTTTGGGCTACCACCGATGACATACGCCGATGCTAACGGCCTGCTGTTGGCTATCGGTTCACTCTGGGCGGGCGTCTTCATTGTAAGGCAAGCGCGCCGTTTATTTGGATGAAAGGAGAACGTTATGGACTTTACCGGTGTTGATACGGCCATCACTGATGGCCTGACTGATCTGGGCCCCATTGCCCTGGCGATTGTTACCGTCTCTGCGGCGGTTCTGATCTTCAAGATCGTCAAAGGCATGATGGGCGGTCGTTAAGCCCTGGACTAAGGGGCTTCGGCCCCTTTTTTTATCGGAGAACAAGATGGAAGGGGATTTCGGACCGTGGATCTATTTTTTCTCTATGTTAACCGCATTGTATTGGCTTCTCAGCATCCGCTGAGAGCGTCTAGCCTTTCCTCTTTAATCTGGTTTTCTCGGCGCGTTCTGTTTGCTCTTTTCTTCAGTGTCTGCCTAATTGCCGCATCCCAGGCTCATGCTGATGAGGAGATTAGAGCGGATGCCTCTGTTTCTCGCTCCTATTGTATCCCCGGCACCTTTGGCGGTAGGTGCGATTATCAGCAGTCTAACGGCAACACTATCGCCGAAAATAACCAGCAAGCATGCGATGATTTTGCTTCATCCACTTCCTTTGGCAATTGCTTTAACGACACCAATTCATCGGGTAAAAAATTCTGGACTGCTGTTAGTTGCCCTGATGACGGCAATAACTACACGATTATTGACGGCCCGTTAAATGGCACCAGCAACACTGGCGCTTCTGTACCTGAATATGAATGTGTAGCAAATCAGCCTCCTCCCGAGTGCGGTCACCCAGATGGTGAGCACCAAAGCATCACAACTCCTGTCCGGCAAGGCTCTACGTGCTTTGACAGCTGTGTATTTAACAGTCCTAGTAAGATCGTCTGTGTCTTTTTGAACGATGGCACAAGTAGTTGTCGTGCCGATTACACCAGTAGCGGTGACTATTGTTCTGATGCTGATGGTGAAAGTGCCCGCCCGTTCGCTGATTACCTCGATGATGAAGGTTGTTATTCATCTACCGATGGTCACAAGTACTGCAGTTCACCTGATAGCGATACCTGCCCTAATTCAACGGTTGTTGACGGTGTTCGCTATTGCCGCGCCCCTGATGAATGCAATGACTCTAGTTGTTGGGACAGCGATGGTGACGGCATTCCTGACAGCGAGGATGCAAACCCTTCTAACCCCGATGCGGACGGTGACGGCGTGACTGATGGCGAGGACCCTGACCCCAACAACGCCGATAGCGATGGTGATGGCATTCCTGATGGCCAGGACACTGACGCGGATGGTAACGGCGTCCCTGATGCTGATGAATCTAACTGTGATCCCAGCGACCCCAACTGTACTGATGATGCTGAGCAGGGCACCTACGGCGAAGGTAAATGCACAAAAGACGAACAGACTGATCCCGACTGCAAATCGAATATGGATGCAGTCCAATGCGGGATTTTTATCGAGCAATTTCGCCAGCGTTGTCAAAGCAAATTACAGCATGAAGATATTGTAGGCACGGATGAATATAGAGACGGCCCCTCTGTCAGCGACACAGATAACGATGGGAATAAAATACCCGGTAAGGAGGTCAGTGCTTCAGGCCTTATCGGAAACCTCAAAGAAGACGAAGTCCAGTTTTCTAATGCTTCATGCCCAGCTGATCGCACCTTTTCGATGCCCGGTGCAATCGGTGGATCGTTCACGATTAGCTACGAGCTGATCTGTGACGGTGCCACTATGATCCGCCCCGCAATTATAGCCCTCGGCTATTTTCTCTCTGCGATGATTTTGATGCGCAAATTCTCAGGCTCTGGAGGTGACGACTAATGTCTGCATTATTGCGTAGTGTCGGCGTTTGGCTCTTTGGATCGGTTGCCGGCATTGTTGCTCGTGTCCTGGTTTCCCTCGGCATGGGTACGGTGGCTTATATCGGTATAACGGATATGGCCAATTCACTGGTTCAGATAGTTTCAGAGAAATTCGGGGCTGCTGCCGATTTTTTATACCTCGCTGGCATGGCCGGATTCGACGTTTTTATTAGCCTGATAATTTCTGCTCACCTAGGGCTTATTGCCTGGACCCTCGCTGCAACAGGGTTTAAGCGCATATCGTTTATGGCCGGCAATCCGAGCGGGGATGAAGGGGGCAGCTGATGTTTGTCTTGGTAACGGGTGTGCCTGGTGCTTGTAAGACCAGCTCCACCATTCAGCGTTTAATGTCAATCACGGATCGTCCGATCTTTTATCGCGGCATCCGCTTTACTGACAAAGGCAGGTCTAAGCTAGGCTGGCTGGAATTCACTGATGATCAGTGTTTGAACTGGCCTGATCATCTCCCTGACGGTTCAATCTTGGTTGTCGATGAATCACAGGAGTTGTGGCCTGTTAGGCCGTCATCCAAAGCGGTCCCCCCTGGATTGAGTGCGCTAGAAAAGCATCGCCACCGTGGTGTTGATATTTATTTCATCACTCAAGAGCCTGGACTTCTCGATTCGCACGCTCGCAAGATTGCAAACGAGCATTATCATTATATCAGGCCTTTTAGCGGTCCCTTTATTCAAGAGTATCATTCAGGCATTGGTGCTATTTCACCGAGCAATCGTTCCGACCTCCGCCGCTGCTCAGTGACAAAAAAACGTCTGCCTAAAAAGGTGTTTGGCCTTTACATAAGTTCGGAACTCCACACTCATAAATTCAGTGCTCCGCCAATTCTCTATCTGTTTGCTGCGGTGATAATCATATCCGGTGCCAGCTGGTGGTTCTTCTTTCACGACTTTTCACTTGGTGACGCTGATCCGGTCGAACAGGCCGTGCCGGGCTCTCCTGCATCTAAGATGCGTGGTGGCATCCCTGACGGCCCAGTTGATTGGGCATCGATCAGCAAGCCCCAACTGTCATCTCTGCCGTATTCGGCGCCATTGTATAGAGAACAGGCTCTCACGGTTAAATCTGCGCCCGTTATACACGGTTGCATGTCGTTCCGATCCGACCTATCGGATTGCACCTGCTACACGCAGCAGGGTACTCGGATCCGTGATTTACCGCTGCCCGTGTGCCAGCGGGCGCTTGAGGATGGCGTATTTAATCACATGGTGGCTGATGCCGATCTTGGCTATCCAATGCCCGGCAACCGCCAAGATGGGGGCGCTGAGGGACGAAGCGCCCCATCTGGCGATGCCGGGTATGGTCAGCCTGGTCGCTGAGACGTCCCTGTAACACGTCTTATAAAAAGAGATAAGAAACCACGTTTTCCCACATAGAGGCTCGTTATGGCTAAGGCACCGACTCATTGCTTGTCCTTTGATGAAGATATGACCGAAAGCCCTTTCGGTCGCATCTTCATCGATTCCGGTACGGCTGATGTTTTCAATCTTTCGGATGTTAACGTTGTTCATTTTGGCGTTGATACGGTTCGACAGCTGTATCGTGGCCGATTGCGGCCTGAGCTTCTGGCTCTTTTTGCAGAGCCCGGCCTGGTCGACTTTGCCGGTGAGCGTTGGCACGCTGGCCGTGTCGGGCGTGATTCCGGCTATCAGTTCAAGTTGCAGAATGCCGACCTCGGTCTGATTCTCCTGATAAAGTCATTTCATGCCTCTAATGATGCTATTGCGCATCACCTCAAGGTCGAGGTTTCACCACACTGCATCCGCTCTGAGTCGCCGTATGGCCTCCAGCAGTTGATGAATCGCTTTGCTGACGCTGTATTGCTGAGTGCTGAACCCGCACAATCAGCGGTTCATATCGCTGTCGACTTGCAGGGTTGGGCTCCTCCACGTGATTTCGAAGGCCACGTACATTGTCGATCACGCCGCTCACAGTCGTATAGCGGCATCGACAGTGTAGACTTTGATACCACCTCAGCTGTCTATGGCCGCGGTGAAACATTTACTTTCGGCTCGGTCAGTGCTGTCCAGCTGTCTGTTTACAACAAGTCACTTGAAGCTAAGTGCCGCGACAAACTCGACTTCTGGCGCTCTGTATGGGCAGATTCTGGCCGCTATGACTATGATCAGCCTGTCACCCGTGTCGAGCTTCGTTTCCATCACTCTGTGGTCCAGCAGTTTGCTGATGGCTCGATTAATCAGGAAACGGGTGAAGTCATTGCGTCTACTGACTACTTTGGCCTTCACGCCCACCTCGACGGCCTTTGGCAATACGGCTTACACGCCTTCAAGTACCTGCACCGCCCGGGTGTGTATCATCCTGTCTGGACTCTTCTGGGCAATCAGCTGCTGTCTGATGATAATGAACCTGTCGAATACAAGCGCTACTACAAGAGTGCTTCGGGGTTTTCAGGAAAGAACGTTGAGTTACTCCTGGGCAATTACATATCGTGTGCAGCTCGCCACCGAATGAGTTCAGCGCAAGCTTACAAGGCACTTGAGCGGCTTCCTTTTTTCGACCTTCTCATCGAGCATTATCGAGACAAGGGTATGAAGACGTGGGAGTTCAAGCAGCATTTCCGGGACCTGCTTGAGGAACGCTACATCCGTTATGGTAGGGCTGTATGATCAAGCCGCTACCTGATGGCCGCTGGCATGTCGATATCGAACCAGTGAAGGGTCAGCGCCATCGCAAGACCCTGGCAACAAAGGCTGAAGCCAAGCGCTTTGAGTCGCTAATGCGAGTCAAATACCTCAAAAATCCAGAGTGGAATCAATCGGCAAAGGATAAACGCCACCTCGAGGATCTGATTAACCGTTGGTTTTTGCTGCATGGTCAAACACTTAGCGATGGCCTTCGCCGAAAGCAATCAATGCTGGGTGTCTGCTCACGCCTGGGTAATCCCGTTGCTGCGAGACTAAGTGGCCAGGTCTATACTGAGTTCAGGTCAAACGCCCTTAGCGCTGGTTCTGCTGGTAAGACATTGAACAATCAGCTTGGTTATCTTCGTGCCATGTATAACGAACTGGCCCGCCTTGGCGAGATTACCTATCCCAATCCATTGTCTTCTGTCCGGATGCTCAAGCTGCAAGAGCGTGAGCTTTCCTACCTAACTACCGAGCAGATACCCCAGCTGTTCAAGTCCATTCGCAACACGTGTGAGCTACCTCACGCTGAGTTGGTTGCGATAATTTGCCTGTCTACCGGCTGTCGGTGGGGGGAGGCCCGCTCACTCACACCAGATCGTGTAAAGAGTGGTCAAGTCACTTTCGTCAATACAAAGTCTAAGCGCGCCCGGTCGGTCCCCATTAGCAAGGAGTTGTCGGCTCGCATACATCGCCACTTCAACGCATACGGTCTGTTCACGCGTTGTGAACCTGCGTTTGACAAGGCGCTTAAGCGTTCGGGCATTAAGTTGCCCAGGGGGCAGTCTACCCATGTCTTACGGCATACGTTTGCAAGCCACTTCATGATGAATGGCGGAAATATCCTTACGCTGCAAAAGATACTGGGTCACGCGACTGTGACAATGACCATGCGCTATGCACATTTAGCGCCGGATCATCTCAGGGAAGCTATAGGCCTGGGCCCTTTGACGGGAAATGTCCTTGCCGACATTTTTTCGACTGATTAA